AAATTGAACTAGGTCATCGGCACTTACTATTAACGCTCTCGCAGTATTAGCATAACTACCTCCACAATTGGATTCGTTCATATTTATTACCGTACCAGTTATGACATTTTGAAACCAATTATTTCCGCTAACTGTATATGAAAATCTTTGCAAGGTTACATTTAACGAAGGACTTGAGCCTATATAATTAAATGTAAATTCAATCTCATAATCAAATCCGTCTGCAAAAACGTCATCTGGAAGCGTTCTAAATGTAGGTACAATTTCCCAACCTCCTAAAGCTTTAGTAGTCGAAGCTATTGTGCTAGTATATTCATGTATCTTTTTCCATACAGGTTGTACCGTTGCTAAATTAATAGTATCATCACATGGCGCTTCTGCTATTATATTATCCGAGCCTGCAGGTAATTCACCTACTGTCTTTTTGGTTTCTACTGTGTAACCTCCTAATGTTATACTCATAATCCGTCTTTAAATCTTCTTAATAATTTTATTTCTGTTACGTCGTCTTCTAGGTTGGCGCTTATCAAATTACCATAGTATGTATTCACTCCGTCACTAACACTAAATAAATCGTATTGGTGCGCTCTCATAGCTATTAAATCCAAACTAGATAGCTTTGCAGTCTTGAATGTTATTTGACTAGGTACGTATAGATTGTATTCTGTATTTATTGACCCAAAACCGCTAATAGTTTGGTGAGTTTTTACAGCATTTGCCCTTGGCAGTTTACACTGATTTAAACTTTGATAAGGCGTGCCACTTGCAGCCGCAGTTCCTAAAGTTGATATTATAGTTCCATTGTAAATTGTACTTCCCTTGTATTTATTAACTGTCAATACTTCTTTATTAGCGAATAAACTAAATCCCCACTTATAAAGGTGTCTAAATAGATTAAATGCCGTCGCATATCGTTTATTAATGCCAGCAATAGCCATTCCATCTACTATTACATTGTCTCCTAAAAATCCACTTGTCTGGCTTAAAGTAACATTGTAATCTGTAGGGCTTCCGCTTACCGTAGTTCCTGAAAGTATAAATATATTTCTATCAAATTCAAGTTCCTCATCTACAGTTCCTAACCTTAAAGCATTGTTTATAATGTATTGCGAGGCTATAAAATCACTTACCTTTGAATAGTTTGAATCACTATCATTGTCTATTGAATAATCATTTTGCGAACAAAGCTCTTTAGGACTGTCTTTTGAATTGCTATAACCTATTTGAATTTCTTTGTAATACGGTGCTAAAAATGGAGCTATTTCAATTATTCCATCTATTAAATCACTATCTGAGAATTGATATTGACTTGGAACTAATGTATCGGAATAAAAATCGTAGACACTCATTAATCTTTTTTCACCTGCTGCTACTGTGTCATAAAAATATCCTAATCCGCAGCATACAACTTTTTCAAGCTCCCTAAAAAATTCGCTAGGCTTTACAATAAAGTCAGCAACATTTATTTTCCCTCTAATATAATCACCTCTACTAAACCATAAATCTGAAAAACAATCATTATCGCTATCTGCAATATTATCAATAGTTCCAAAAACTTTATTTAAAAAATTAAATCCTTTGTACGCTTTTGTTTTAGTATGGTATGGAACTATTTCGGAAGCGTTTACTATTGGAGATTTTACGTCTTTTGTCAACTTAAACTCAATGTCAATAGTATTTGACATAACATAAGATACGTCTTTAAATTGTATTTGATTGTAAGGATAATACTGCCACTTCCCAGATACAGGGTCATATACTGGAGCTGGGTCTTCTATTTGTTTGTACAAAATTTCGTAATAAACCCAAACTTTTTCAAGCTCTTTTACTTCTAATGTTAATGAAATTGATTTATTGTATGCTATTGTATATGTAGTAGGAGTAGATGTGTTTATTGTAGTTGGAGTTGCATATAATTCATTTTTCATTATATACCTTGGACTGCTATAAGTTTTTCCAACAGATATTATTTCATTAATTTTATCAATTTGACATTTAGCAGAGGTTATATCTATTAAATCTAAAATCAATTGGTCATTAAATGTGTTGATAGTAAATTCCCCAGCTGATAAACTATTTTCAAAAATAGGCTCAGGTTCTGTTTCTGAATATGTACCATTGGTAATAGTGCTTACAGTTCCTGATACATCACTAAATTCCATAGTTGTAATTGGAATTGGACCATCTATATTAAAATAATCCATTAATAATCCATCACTATTTTCTAAATCATTTCTAGTTACATCTACTCTAGGCATAATGTAATGCAAAATATCTTGATAGTAAGTAATAGTGCCGAATGGTGGATATGGAATACTATTTGGTGGAATAGGAGCTGCAGCAGGAGGAATTGTAGGTGGTGAAGTATTATATAAGACTGGTCGTCCTCCAATCCATGCAGCAGTATGCTCAAGATTTAATGTATCTTGATTTATTTTAGCATATACATTTTCGCTAGCGTATGTATATACAAGTGGTAAATTCCTAATATAAAAATCATCAGGCTGAGATAATGATGTAATTAAGTTAACCTCTTTGTCTAAGTCTTTTTTCCATAAACTATTCACATCAATAAGTCCTATTGTAGTGAACTCACCTTGATTGCTATACTTCTTAAAGTCTAAATTAAATCTATAAGTTTGCGCATTCGTTCCGCAGCTATCAGTTATTTCTATGTACCCTGTAGCCTCCACTCCTTTGCTCTCATATTCGGCATCTAGTTCCGTTTTGCCACTCGCACAATAGAATTTTAGTTCGGCTTCTATCTTTGTGTCTACGCAGCTGTATTGAAAGTCTCTATCTAAGGATAATTTAATCACTTCTAAGCCTATTGGCTTGTCTATAGTGGTTATCTCTATACCATTGATGACTATTTTCGTTACTTCCATACGTGCAAAAATACGAAATTTTAAACATAATACTAAACTTTTTATATAGTTGCAACTTTATTACATCAATAAGACGCTAAACAATTTTAGTATATTTAACAATGGTTAAAAAGTTATTATGCTACATTTGAAAAAAATATAATAAATGTACACAATCACACCTCACATACTTGCAGTCTATAACTGCTATTCTTTTGGAGTCGAATCAAAAGTTTATGATAAAATAACTGGGTCTAAGGTCTATAACCTATACGATGATTATTCGAGCCTGACCGAGATTGATAATTTGAAAACTGAGATACTTAGCCAATCCGAATTTAGGCGAATAGACAAGTCCAAATATTATGAAATAGACAAAGGTGAGCTAGGAGTTATTTATGAATACAAGGCAAACAAAATGCTGATAGCTCAGGTCGCAAAGAAGGAACTATCTAAATTAAAAAAGTGTATGGAGCTATGTAACGAACTAGAACATCTTAATCCACGTGACCAAAAGCTAATGCTGAAATATTCTAAGTTTAGCAAAAAGGCTAAAATGGAAGTCCAAGAAGACATCGACCATGTCTATAAGTGTTTAGAATTATGCAATCAGAAAACTTTTTATCAGCCTACCAACTAAAGTCTTTGTTATTAGATAGCTTTTTGACTGCATCTGTTGTATTCTTTTGCTCTCTATGAATAGATTTAAGGGTGTGACTAGAAACCCTCGCTATGAGGTTATTTTCTGCCTCTATTATTGAACTCCTATAACTTTTAGCTGCTTCACTTTCTTTAGCCTGTAGTGCCGGCATTACATAGTGTCGATTGATATATGCGTCTCTCTCGCTATCTGACATATTTATAGCCTCTAATAAACCTAGATTGTCACCTTTCATAGCTTGTGAGCGTCTAGTTATAAATTCGTTCCCTTCGGCTTCTATTAAGACTCCACCTGCAGCGTGAGGCTTACCGCTAATCATTCCTTGTATGTCAGAGCTTGGAACTGCTCCACCCTTTGCAAACTTAGGTATAGGTTGTGCTGATATTAGTGCTATCTGTGCCGCTCCTAATGCTGCTGCTATTGCTGCAAGTATAGGTCCACCTTTAACAAATCCAGTTACAACCGCAACCGCTGTATTAATTATCGCATCAAATATAGCTTTACGTTTATCCGCTTCGGCTTGTTTACGTTTAATATCCTTTTCCTTTAAAGCATACTTTTGTCTAATTAAATCCTTTTTCTGCTCGTTATCACCTGCCAACCTTAGTTCTTCTTCTTGTTGAGCTTGTAAAGCTGCTAACTCTTCTTGTCTACGCTGAGTATCGGCTGCAAATAAAGTATTTGAAACAGTTTGAGCTACAGCTCCAGCGGCTTTTGCTGCGGCTTCGGCTTTTTCTCCAGGAGTTGCACCTTCTTTCTTTAAAGTTTTTTGCAAATCTTCAAGAGTAGCCTTTACTCTGTTTACATCAGCAGGGTTTATTCCTATTTGTAAAAGTATTCCGTTTTCAGCAAATTCTATTAATTCATTAACCGCCTGTTTTTGTCTTGCGATTAAATCTTGTTGTCTAGCTTTTTCTTTGTCGGCTGCATCTTTTCTTAATTTATCTTCTGCCTGTATAATTTTGTCTAATTCATCAAAACCATCCTGTAATAAATCTTTTTCGGTTTTGTTTTTATCAGCTAAGTCTTGCAATTCTTTTTCATTCATTATAGCATTAAACTTACTTCTAGCATTAGCTTCAAATGCCAAATCCTTTGCCTTTTGTTCTGCTAAATCTTTTTTTGCCTTAAGAGCTTTTGCGGCTGCTTCACTTGCTTTTTTCTCTTCACCTTCTGTAGGTGCAGTTGGGTCAGCTGGCAGAGTTGGAGGTGGTGTGCCAGATGGAGTTTTTAAATCCTTTTTATTAGTTACATTGACTGCATCTATTTGCTCATTACCTTTTGCTTTTTTTGCAATAAGGCTCTTAGCCGAGTCCAATTGTTTATTTAGCTTATTGATGTCTATATTGAACATTGATGCAAAAGGCTCTACTATTTTAAGAATACCTTTTACAAAGTCAATCAAATTATTTTTTATTTTGCCAAAGGTATTTTCAAATATAAATGATAATCCATTTATATAATTTCCAATAACATTTACTGCACCCCTAAAATCACCTGCAAAAATAGCTTTCCAAAAATTTACAAATGTCTTAACTTGTAATGCGATAACTTCAAGAGAGCCAACTAATACATCTTTAAAATTATTAATAAGTAAAATTAAGCCATTAATTGCTATTCTAACACTTGTAAGCAAGTAGTCAATAACTTTTGCAAAATCACTTGCACTACCTTGACCTAATCCAAATGCTGACCCTATTTCTACTAAGGCATTATATATACCAATACTAACTTCTTTTACAGTATTAAATAAAGCAGTAAATAGTTCACCTACCTTTTGAACGTATTGACTTTCACTAAAAAATGTAGATATTGCAGTGCCTAATTGAGTAAAAAAATTACCTATACTTGGCAGCGCTTCAGCTATAACGTCTACTAAAGGTGTAAATATATTTAATAAATTACCTCCTCCAGATAATAACGCTTCAAAGCTATTTGATAGTCTAGTTAATGCACCATCAAAAGTATTTGTATTTGTTTGAGCCTGAGTTAATGCTACACCTTGCTCACCTACTGCAGCAGTATATTGCTTAAATTTATCAGTGCTATCTAATAATATTTGACCAGCAGTTACTGATTCTAATCCGAACAATTTAGTTAACTCTTGCGAACGCTTAACAGGGTCTTGTATGTTTTGAAATTCTTTTTTAGTTTGCTCTAATGCTGCTGTAATATCAAATTGACCATCTACATATCCTTTACCTGCATTTGCTAGCTTTAAAATAATATTTCTTAATTGAGTACCAGCCTCTGCTCCTTGTATTTGTTTGTCTCCTAATGTTTCTTGTAATGCAACCGCTTGCTCTACGGTTACGTTATTAGCTTTTGCAACTGCTCCAAATTTTTCTAATCCTGCTGAAAGGTCTGGAATAGCTACAGCTCCAGCCTTAGAACCTGCCGCCAATACATCTATAACTCTACCAGCTTCTTCAGCTCCAAAATTAAATTGATTTAATGTGCCAGTCAAAGAATTTACAGAACTCTCTAATGTATCTCCACTTGCTTTACTTAATAATATAGCTTGTCTAGTTACCTCGGCTAATGCTTCTTTATTTTGCAGTAAGTCAGGCTTTGCGCTACCTACTAATTTAAAAGCATTTACGGTTTCTTCAAGACTTGAGCTTAATGTTTTATCCCTAGCTATTTCTTGAGCTTGATTTCTATAAAATTGTAAATCTTGTGTAGTTACTCCTGTTATAGATTGCAACTCTGCTAATGATTGTTGAAACTTTTTATTTACATCAATCATTTTAAAAAATGTACCTACTATTGCAACGCCAGCCCCAGCAATGGCAGTCATAGGATTTAAAACACCAGCTAATGAACTTCCTAATCCTGAAAAACCTTCTTTTGCTTTTTGAGTTATATTGCCTAGTAATCCAGATGATTTATTTAGATTGTTTACTTTGGCTTCTGCTTGTTTAGTGTCTAGGTCTACCTTTAATTTGACTTCATTTTTTTCAATATCAGATATTGTAGAATTGCCCTTTTTTTTGAGTTCGTCAAATTCTTGTTCGGCTTGTTTAGTGTCTAACCTGGCTTTTATTATTATTTCATCTATCATATTTAATGATTTTAAATGTTATGAAATATCCTAAAGCCTTCGCTACTTATTGGATTTTTTGGTTTCTTTTGGTATGCTTTGAATGAACTTAGTGAGCGCAAAATAATAGTCTCGCATAGTTCCGTTCCATACTCTGTTATAGTCATCTACATTTTGGCAAATATAAACTAACTGTTCTTTTATTTTTTCGGTGTACTCGTTATATTCTTGAATTGGTCGGAGTTGCGGATTAAATTCAACGTCTCCTCCAATATCTCTATGTTCTTTTCCGCTATTCGTGTATATGAACTCCAGTCTATGTCCGATAGATTCGCCGACTTTAAAAAGTTCCTGAACTCTGGACATAAAAAAAAACCATTGTCAGCCCCTCCACTTGCTCTCATTGTGTTCTTAATGTCCTTAGACTTCTCCTGTAAGAATAGTTGGTCTACAAATTCGTTTTTCTCATCGCCTCGCAGATATAGAACGCTCATTATATCATAAATGATTCCTGTATCTAGGTTTAGTTTTGCTCTCTCCTCCATTACTAGGTGAGCTGCTTCGTATTGCTTTATGTTTGCATAACCCTTACACTTGCTAAAGAATATATCTAACTCTGTTCGCTTAATACCTAGAAAGTATTCCTTGACCATTGGCAAATAATATTCAATGTACCGAGCTGGGTTCATATCATTAGCAGCATCGATATAGTGATAGTAGTTATGACCACTTGCACCTGTAAAAGCATATCGCATAGGAATGCTCCTACCTCCTACATCTACTTTTTTAGGGAATAGCTTTTCTTTTATACTAGCAAATTTCATTTAGTACATCGTTTAAATCACCGCATTCAATAAATCTTAATCTAATAACTTCGCTTTGCATCTCATCACCTTCGCAATTATAATACTGAAAGTTAGCTCTACTATTGTCAGCATACTTTAAATATAGTTTAAATGTGTGAGCAGTACTTCCGAACTCTAGTATCTCTGTATCTGTTAGCACTATATCACCAGCAATGCTAGGTATTTCAAAGCTACATTGTCTTTGGTTTCCCTTATAAACTATTAAGGTTAGGTCTTGAATGTTCTCAGCTATCTTTACGTTCTTGTCACAGATGCTTAATTCTATTATCGGTTCACATAGTGTCGGCATTATTCAAATATTTTATCATTAATTAAAGTTGCAATGGTTATACTTATAACTGCTATTATAGCGACTTTCCATAGTGGAAGTATAAATAGTAAAGGTAAGCTATGAATGGAAGGCATACACGATGCGCAGGCGAATAATGGTTTGGCTATGTAAAGTAAACCTTCATGGTTTCTCCATTTGCTTTTTATTTTTCGGTTTCTAAACTTAGATTCTAACCATGTATAAAGCCAGTTCAATACCATTTCAGCCTGGAACATAATTTGTAAGGCATTGATGTATAAAGACAATACCAATGAGTATAAGAGTATTTCAGTTAGTTCACTAATCATTTATATTCCTTTTTAATTTATTTCTTTTTAACCTCATTTTCTTTCCTTTCATTAGCATAGTAGGCTTTCAATGCACGTTCGCAATCTTGTAATGAAGTGTAAATACATCTACCATTACCTATTTTCCATTTATTAGTTGAGCATTTAATACAAGGCATACCTATTATGTAATTTAGTGCAAAGATATTTATTTTATGCCAAACTTTTGTGGGTTTTTTTGCATATCATCTTGCAGCAAAAAGTGAAAATTCATGCCATATCTAATTGTATCTATAAAGTCCGCCCTCTGCTCTGCTAAGTTCCTATTCTTTTTTACCAATCCTTTGTCATCTTTTTCAGTATGCTGCAATTCAAATATAGTATTAGTCATACTCTCATCTAGTAATATGTCAGGGTGGTTATAAAATACATAATTTAATAGGTCAATAGATGCCAATACACTTGGATTTGATTTAGGAACTTGTAAGCGTCTGCCTAGATTGAATGCTTTGTTAATCTGAATCCAATTAGATAAACCTTCTGCCCTTCCCATTGCACCTGTAGCGTCACCTGTAAAGCATATTGAATGTAGTTTAGTAGCGTATTGCAGTTTGATTAGGTCAATTAGCTGCTGAGTGTTATGAATACCCTCCTTAGCCTTAATGGTTATTTCCCTTATACCTCTTATCTTATGTTTTCCGTCTTCTCGGTATATCTGCCATACAGTACAGGCGAGTGGGTCAATATTAAAGTCAATCCAAAACAATAAAGGCGTATGTTCTAATGGAGTTACTTTGCCAACGTGCTTACTAACGTCAAAGGTTTGCACCGCAGGACTTTTAACCTCAGTAATTCCCCATTCACCCAATACCACTACTCTATACTTATTATAATTGTATGTCTTTAACTGTTCATAATCTCTTATCAACGCTTCATCTTTATATCCATAAGTTCCGCAAGGTGAGCCGACTGACCAATAGTTATCGTTATAGTCGGTTTTAATTAGCAACCTTGCACCGTCTGCGGACATCTTTATAAAACTTTCTGGACTTGGTAGCTTATATTCGGTATCAATCCATTCTATCCTGTCTAAGTAAGGCTTAATCCATAAATGCTCACTAACTGGATTCCATGTGCAGAAAAACATCTTAGATACCTCACCTCTAAATGATAATCTAGTCTCTTCATATTCCTCTTGACTGAATTGGTCAAGCTCATCAAATAGCATATAAGAATAATCCTCTACTCCCTTTGCGCTATCCTCACTATCTAATCCTTTAAACTTAATGTGTGCCTTTGCTGCTCTGAACTCTTTATCCATTACGTTTATTGCAGCTTCTACTTTAGTTGTTCGCCTTGCCTTCTTAAATGTGCTTATTAGCGTCTCATTCATGCGGTCAGATACTTTCCTAAATGCTAGTGTATTTTTACCGTACACCGCTGCTTTAATCAATGCGAATTGTGCAACCGTATAAGTTTTGGTTGATGACTTACCCCCATAGATGTAAACGTGCTTTATATTCGGATATTTGGTTTCAATATCCCAGAGTATGTGAAATAGTGGATTAAACCACTTATTATCGAATTGAACTTTATTAATATGCATTATGACCTATCCACAAACTCTGCTGCTAGTCCTATCATTTCATGAGTATTCTTTTGGTCTATCTTTTTAGCAGCCTCATGACCTTCTAATTTATTTAATGCAGATACCGCCTTAATGTAAACTTCGGCATCGTCTCCATCTTTTGTAGCTACAAAATTATTGTAAGTCAATTTAACTACATTAGAGGTCATTTCAACGATTTTCTCCCTTGTTAGTATATTACTATTATCTTTTGCTTTTATCGTCTCTATAAGGTTGTTTTCCCTTGCATTTTTGATTTTATCTTTACCTTCTTGGATATATTGAGCTATTGTAGGATTTTGTAGGATTTTGTAGGATTCAACCCTTGCGCTTTCAGCCTTAGCCTTTGGATATGCTTTTTGATAGCTGGCAATAGCGTCGCTATGGAGTATGTACTCATCTGCAAATATCTTATGTTTTAGACTTATCTGTTCTGACATTGTTTATTTTTTTATATCTAGGTTATGTTCGTACTGTTCTATTCTCCTGTTTAGATACCATTGTGCTTTCCGCAAATCTTCCAACTCATTACCTTTCTTATCTGCCCTTAGAATGTATTTTAAGACATTCCCTAAGTGAAAGTCTAGGTTATAGTGTTCGATTACTTTTATAGCTTCGTAGGTATTGTCTCCTCCGTAATGAACTGGGTGATGTATTGATTCTGACATTGGTTTGTTATGGGTTAAATCTCTTTATGAGTTCGAATATAGCCTCCTTGTCTTTCATTTTGCCTATTTTCTCTTTGGTAGTTAGCCATATTTCAGATTCTTGGTCAGTTAGTGTGCAACTTATTGAGTTGGCTGACTCTTTTATTGTTTCTTCTTTATGGTCTTCTTCTTCAATAGTCTCACTAACTACATTAATACTCTCAATATTGACCTCTTCAATACTAATTTGCTCAACTTCTAAAAACTCAATAAGGTATTCTTCAGCGAATGGATTAGACTTCTGATTGAACACAGATACTAGAATTGATATAGCTTCTTTACGGTCTTTAGCTTCGATTTCAACGGCGTTTAGTTCCTTTGGTACTTTATGACCTTCGGATATTAATTCGTTCAATACGTCTAACCTATGATGTCCGTCAATGCAGTAATATTCACCCTCGCTTTCCCATACATAAAATGGTAGTGAAAATCCGTACTTTAATAAGGACTTTTTAAGATGCTGAGTGTTGTACGGTAGCTTCACATTTTCAGGCTGAAGTGGTTTAATCTTTTGCCAGTCTATCTTAATTGATTGTTTTATTCTATCCTTCATTTATTTTTTCGTTTATCCATTTAGTGTAATAGTATGCGAACTGTTCATAGGTCAATCTATATTTAGCTAGTGGACTTGACATATATTGGTGATGTAAAACCTCTAATGGAACTCCATTCATATCGCAAAATTAATCAATTTTTCTTAATTGCTCATAGATTTCACGTTGCATTCTCATTTTATTCTCGGCTACTAAGCGTTTTTTTACTTCAACAATAATAGCCATCTTATCAAAGTCAGTTAAATCTCCTTCTTCTAAAATGGCTAGTATCTTCTCAGCTAATTCAAATTTATCCATTTGCTTTACTAAATGACTTCAATAACCTAGTAACTTTGGCTTTATCCTTTGACATTAATGAATAATTCAAATAGGTTACAGACTCACCATATCTATTTTTAGAGCTTACTTTTTCTCTTTTGAGGGTGATTTCAAAAGGCTGCTCAATTTTTCTGATAATCTCTCGGCTGGCGTTTGAATAGCCGAAGTCTTTCATAATTGTTTTGCAGTTTAGGACTTTACCTTCCAATAGGCTTTGTAATAATTTGATTGTGCTTTTCATTCTTTTATAATTTAGTTGGTT